ACGGTGTAAAACTGCTCACTTTAACTAAAGGAAAGTCAATGAAGAACATCAACACTCTTGTACAAGATATTGAAAACGAACTGTCCAACCGAGGAGGATGGGACCAAGCTATCACTGACTACTTCCTTGAGCTTATGAAAGACTTTGCTGAAACACGTATGCAAACTTTAGAAGACCAAGAGGAACGTGGACCTACTCTTCGTCTCTCACAGATGGGCGCACCATGTAAGCGTAAGCTTTGGTACAGCATCAACAACCAAGACAAAGCAGCTTCCCTTCCTCCTAGCACACTACTTAAGTTTAAATACGGAGACATCATTGAAGCTCTTGTTCTGTCTCTTGCTAAAGCAGCAGGTCATAAAGTAGAAGGTGAACAAGACGTACTGTACGTAGAAGGTATTAAAGGACACCGAGACGCTGTTATTGACGGAGTTACTGTTGACGTAAAGTCTGCTTCTAGTTATGCCTTCAAGAAGTTTGAGAGTGGTGGTCTAAGAGACGACGATCCTTTCGGTTATATCTCCCAGCTTAGCTCTTATGTACTTGCTGGCCGTGACCATGAGGTTGAGTCTCACCCTAGTCTAGGAGCCTTTCTAGTAGTAGACAAACAGAACGGTACTCTGTGTCTAGACATGTACGATCTTGGCCCTGAGATTGACTCTAAGGTAGAAGAGTTTCAATACATCAAAGAGATGGTTACTAAATCTGAACCACCTGAAAGGAGTTTTACTGATGAGCCTGATGGAAAGTCTGGAAATCGTAAGTTGTGTGTACAATGTTCTTACTGTGACTATAAGTCCTCTTGCTGGCCTGAGTTACGAACTTTCCTCTATAGTGGCAAACCGAGATTTCTTACGGAAGTCTCTCGTGAACCCAAGGTACCTGAGTTAAATGGCTAAAAGAATCTCAGTGCAATCAGCCAAAGCGAAGGGGCGTAACCTTCAGAAGTGGACCAGAGATAAACTGTTAGAGTTCTCTAAAGACTTAGAACCTGACGATATCAAGTCCACTTCGATGGGAGCCTCAGGGGAAGACGTACAGTTATCTCCTGCAGCTAGGCGGCAGTGGCCTATCTCTGTGGAGTGTAAAGCTAAGAAAGCCTTCGCCTTCTACAAGGACTACGACCAAGCTAAGGCTAATTGTCCTGAAGGTTCTGAGCCTGTTCTTGTCTGTAAGGGAGATAGAAAGAAACCAATGGTAATCGTAGACGCAGAGTACTTTTTTAAGGAGTTTAAACATGAAGATTGACTTTAAAGTACAAGAGAATGTAAATGGCATTAAATACAAACTAAAAGTATACTCTAACGATGGACAAAACTTCCGTGTAGCAGAGAATGACTCACGGTACCACGAGTATGAGACAAGAGCAGAGTTCTCTAAGGACTTTCCTGAAGTAACTAAGTGGATTTTTGGGGATGGGTAAAACAATTGTAGTGTATACTTGTGCTCACGCTGATCCTAACGTGTCCAACGACAGGTTTAGCTGGCTAGGTGAGATGCTGTATGACTTAAAGCCTGACTACGTAGTAGACCTTGGTGATGGTGCAGACATGAAGTCTCTCAATAGTTATGACGAACGGTACCCTCAGGAGGTAGTAACACAGAACTATGCGAAAGATATTGAAGCCTATAATGACGCTATGGAGAGGGTTCGTTGGAAGTTTCGTCACCACAAAAGACGACAGCCTGCATGGTTTGGGTTTGAAGGAAACCACGAGAATAGAATCAAAAAAGCTATCGCCCATGACCCACGACGAGAGGGAGATAAATACGGGATATCCTTTGGGCATCTTCAGACAGACCACTGGTTCACAGAATATCACGAGTACCACAATAGCGCCCCCTCTGTCTTTGATTACGATGGTGTTAGTTACGCTCACTTCTTTTCTTCTGGTAACTATGGCACTCCTGTTAGTGGTCTTCACCATGCTTATACCCTCCTCCAAAATAGGAACTATTCTTCTACTTGTGGCCATAGTCATAAGCGTAGTGTGTATTTTAAGGACGGTGCTCACCCTACGGGTATTGTTGGTTTGGTGGCGGGTTGCTTCAAAGGGGCGGAAGAAGCGTGGGCTGGACAATCGAATAATGATTGGTGGAAAGGTATTGTGATTAAACGAGAGCTAAACAACGGTATGTACGAACCTGAGTTTGTCTCTCTTAAAAGATTGGAGCAAGAATATGGAAACTAAAGAAAGGACCGTAACCAAGAGTTACATCGAACACTATGTAAATACTATTCGTAATGGCAATCCAGTAACATTTGTAGAAAAAGATAACCTACTAGCAGTTGGCCATCCTGAGGAAGGTTACCTAGTGTTGCAGATTGCAGACAAGGTGGTGGAAGATGGATAAGATTCAGATACTAGCTGACAACTATCCTTTGGATGACCTCTTAGCTCAGAACGATGTAGAGGAGTACACTGTAGTAGAATGGTTGGTAGAAGAAGGTTTCATTGACCTTGATGATTATTTTTTTGATGAAGTAGAAGTAGGAGAAAACGATTGAGTATTACACGACAAGACATTCTGGACCTAACTGATGCGCATGAACAACTGGACATGTTTGCTTATTGGGCCCCAGATGCAGAAGAGCAACAGCATAAAGACCATGTCGGGAAGACACCTCTAGATATGGTCATTGAGTATCATAAGGCAACAGACTCTGCTCTAAACCAAGATTTTAAAATGGGTTCTGACTTAGAGTGTTTTCGTTTCAGTCTTATTTCTGAGGAGTATGACGAGTTTGAATCCGAAAACAAGAAAGAAAATATTCTGAAAGAACTTGCTGACCTTGTCTACGTTATCTACGGGTATGCAGCTACTTTTGGCTGGGACTTGGATGAAGCAGTACGTCGAGTACACGAGAACAACATGGGCCGTATGTATCAGCCTGATGGAACAATCAAACGTAGAGAGGACGGTAAGGTTATCAAGAATAAAGACTATCCTAAAGTAAACTTGGAGGGTCTTGTATGAGCAATCACCTACCAACCCCCTATCAATCCTTTATTCACCGAAGCAGGTACTCTCGTTGGCTTCCTGAGGAAGGTCGTCGTGAGGAGTTTCAAGAGACTGTTGACCGTTTTATGGATCAAATTGTTTTGCCTGTCGTAGGTGGAACAGAAGCTGAAAATGGAATCGAACAAGCTATTCTTAACCTTGAAGTCATGCCTAGTATGAGAGCTATGATGACTGCTGGTAAGGCTGCTGAGCGCGACAACACTTGTATTTACAACTGTAGTTATCTACCTGTAGATGATCCTAAATCATTCGATGAAGCTATGTTTATTCTTCTGTGTGGTACAGGTGTAGGCTTCTCAGTTGAACGTCAGTACATCAACAAATTGCCTGAGGTTCCTGACACCCTGTTCGACAGTGATACAACCATTGTGATAAAGGACAGTAAAGAAGGATGGGCTAAAGCTTATCGACAACTACTTAGTCTTCTCTGGGCCGGTGAGGTTCCTAAGTGGGATGTATCTAAGGTTCGACCTGCTGGAGCTAAACTCAAGACTTTTGGTGGACGTGCCTCTGGCCCTGCTCCTTTGGAAGACCTCTTTTGGTTTACTATCTCTAAGTTTCGTGGAGCTGTTGGCCGTAAACTCAGTTCTATCGAATGCCACGACATTATGTGTAAGATTGGTGAGGTTGTAGTTGTCGGTGGTGTTCGTCGTTCTGCTATGATTTCCTTGTCTAATCTTAGTGATGACCGTATGCGGCACGCTAAGTCAGGGCAATGGTGGGAGACACAGGGTCAAAGAGCTTTGGCTAACAACTCTGTAGCCTACAGTGAGAAGCCTGATGTAGAGACCTTCATGCGTGAATGGACTGCACTAATTGAAAGTAAGTCAGGTGAACGAGGTATTTTCAATCGTGTAGCAAGTATGAGACAAGCTGCTAAGAGTGGTCGTCGTGATCCTAATTATGAGTTTGGAACGAATCCCTGTAGTGAGATTATCCTTCGACCTTACCAGTTTTGCAACCTGACTGAGGTAGTTGTACGAGCTACAGACACTATCGAGGATTTGGAGCGTAAGGTTCGACTAGCTACTATTCTTGGTACTGTACAGTCTACATACACTAAGTTTCCTTACCTCCGTAAAGTGTGGCAGAACAATACTGAGGAAGAACGCCTACTGGGAGTAAGTCTAACAGGTATCATGGACAATGCTCTTATGACTACTAAGAACGAAGGTTTGGAAAAAACACTGGAGCATCTACGTAATGTTGCTATTTCTGCAAACGCTGAGTGGGCTGAACGTCTTGGTATTCCTGTATCTACTGCTATCACTTGCGTTAAGCCCTCTGGAACCGTTTCCCAACTGGTTGATTCCGCTTCAGGTATTCATACTCGTCATTCTGATTACTACATTCGGACTGTACGTGGAGACAATAAAGACCCACTGACACAGTTTATGATTGACCAAGGAGTGCCTAGTGAGCCTTGTGTAATGAAGCCGGACAGCACCACTGTGTTTAGTTTTCCTGTTATGTCTCCGAAAGGTTCAATTGTAAGAGACGGTATGAGTGCTGTGGACCAACTTAAAACTTGGCTTGCCTACCAGAGACATTGGTGTGAACACAAGCCTTCTATTACTGTTAGTGTTAAAGAGGATGAGTGGCTTGACGTAGGAGCTTTTGTTTATAAACACTTTGATGAGATGTCTGGTGTAAGCTTTCTTCCGTATGACGGTGGAACGTATCAACAAGCACCTTATCAAGAGTGTGACAAAGAACGCTATGAGGAAGTCTTGAGTAAAATGCCTAAGTCGATTGATTGGTCTAAACTCTCTGAGTATGAGGCTGAAGACAACACCGCTGGTATGCAGACAATGGCTTGTTCTGGTGATACATGTGAACTAGTAGACTTGACGTAAGAGTACCCTCCTGAGCATGAGGTAAAAAGGCTCTTGACAACAAGTCATTTTAGGTGTATAATATACTTAAGGTTGTCCAGAGGGAGAGACACTATTGATTGATAAGTTTAGGTTTTGGATATCCTTTAAACTACTAGACCTTGGAGTGCAAGCCTGTCCTGACGATTACTCAAGAGAATGGCTCAAGTACGGTCTAACTGTAGCGGGGGTAGGTATCGAGAGAGGACTAACAGAAGATGAAAGCGTCTGACAAACAGATTGGTGGTGCCCACTACAAAGATATGCCTATCCAACCCGGACAGTTTATTAGGGCTAACGGTATTGGATGGTATGAAGGTAACGCCATTAAGTATATCTGCCGTCATAACGCAAAGAATGGTAAACAAGACATAGAAAAAGCAATCCACTATTTAGAACTAGTCCTAGAGGAGTATGACAATGAGCACCTTTGAGGTGAAGATGACTATCCTGACTATCCTTGGTGAAGCAGGTAATGTAGCACTTGCAGAAGAAATGTACCAATGGGTAATGGAAGAAGTAGAACGAGAAGAACAAAAAAAAGCGGACATCCACAGCATTAACTGAAGACATCCGCTTAGATTTTAAGTTAGGCCCTCTAGGAAACTAGGGGGTCTTTCTTTTAGAGTGAACCGGCTGCAATCTTTTCCCATGTAGTGCCAGT